ATGCGGCGACCCGTGATAAGCGCGGATGCCACGGACAGCCTGAAGCCCACGGCGAACAGCGTCCAGCTTACCTGCCTCCGCATCTTCCGGGACCACCATGGCAGCGCCAGCAACGCCGGCCCCGACCGCGCCCGGGTTGCCACGGACCGCGTTCAGGGCGCGCCCAACCACGTCCCCGACCTGCTTGCGGTAGGCATAGCCCGGCATGGCGACGCCGAGCGCACCGGTGACGCCAGCGCCGAGGTAATCGCCCTTCTTGGCGGCCTCAGCCGTGTCAATCGCCGCCTCGCCGAAGTCAGCCGCAGCCGCCAGCGGAGCCGCCGGCGTGAAGTAGAACGGCAGCGTCTTCAGCGTGTAGCCAAGCTGCGCCGTGCTGGAGAGCGGGCCGGCGACATCGTAAGGAACCTCGCCCAGCGTCCGCTTACCGATCAGGCCGCCCTCGATCTCGACCGGCCGCAGCGGCTTGCTGGGCGCGTGGGTCATGCTGCGAATGTCTTCGGGCTGGCGGGCGATGTCCGCCATGCGCGACTCGTAACGCCGGATGTCGGCGTCCGGGCGCGAAGCCTCAAGGAGCGCGTCGAGATAGGCGTCATCTGCGCTGGGCGAACCACCGCTTGCCATCACCTGACGCCCGACGTTGGAGAGGTAGTGCGTGGGGTATTTGTCTTCGAGGAGACGGCCGCCAACCTCGCCGCCATCCGCAAAGCCCTGCTCGCCCACGAACTTCATGAGCGCGTCCCGGCGGCTGGCTTCGTCGCCGTATTCTTCAATCCGGCCAAGGCCAAGACGACGGAGGCGATCCACCACCTCGCCCGGAACGTCGCCGGGCACAACCGCGCCAGCAAACTCGCTCAGAGGAACCGCGCGCTGCGGCTTCACCTCAAAATACTCGGTCGGCATGTTGCGAAGATGACCCAAGAAGCTGCGGGCCTCTGTCAAAGCCTCCGCCGGCAGATCCTTGTAATCATAAGCAAATTCAGACGGCCTGCCAGTGCGGGCAAAGTCTGTCAGCACCTCCGGGAACGCGGACCAAGATTGGCGATATGGATCAGTCCGCTTGAAGTAAGGCTCGAAGCGCTTGCGAAGGCGCTCCATCATCTCGTTTGAGATTTCTTTTTGAGCCTCGAAATCGCTGGCCGGAATGATCTTATCACGGGCCGCCTGCATCTCCGCCAAGGATTTGAATTGCGGTGTCACCTGAGCGCGAACCGATGCAGGACCATAATTCCAATTCTCACCGCCCCGGATCGGCCCCTTCATTTCGCGTAGGACGTTCTCCATCGTGACGGGCGCATACCTGCGCTTGCCAGAAGGCGTAAAGCCACGAAAAATCTGATCGTCTTCTACGGACGGAAAGCGCGGCGAGTACACATCAGCCCCGAAGGCTGGCGTCTTGCGGCCCGGCGTCACCATCTCGACAGGAGCAACGAGCGAGACATCGCCGAACGCCGTGTAGCCCTGCGACGGCTTGGTCACCGCGATACTGGGGGCCGGCAGGCCGCCGAGCTTCTCGATCATTTCGAGCTTTCGGCCAGCGTCGGTGTTGTGAATCCCCATGAGAAGCTCTTCAGGAGAGAGCGCCTCGCGCGCGGCCTTGATCGCACGCGCAATCACACCACCCTTCTGGAACCCCTCGCGCGGCTCTTCTGCGCCATGCTGCGCCATATCGCCCGCCTCCATAGCTGCGCCTACAGCGCCAACCCCTGCTCCGCCGGCCAAGAGATCCTTGCTGGTGATCTTCTCCGGGTCGAACCGGGCAAAAACAGAACGAATGAATGACGGATCTCTCACGGCAAGAACCGCGCTGGGAAGACGAGGATTGCCGACGGGATTGTCGGCGGTGTTAAAGCCGGGGTCTCGAACATTGCGAATAATCGCCCCGGGAGCGCCCTCTTTCTTGGCGTGCCTCAGAACCTCGGCCATTTCCTCCGGAGTGTAGAATCCTCCGCCAAAATCCCAATCAGTGAACTGATCGAGATCCCTTACTCGCAGAGGCATAACTTGAGACCCGGGCGTATAGTAGCGACCAACATTGCCGCCCATGTCTGCGGTCGAGAACCCAGAGGCCGCCGCATTTTTCCGGTTGACGTACTGGCCGCCAAGATAGCTGTCAGCAACCGCCGGCCTGTTTACGAGGAACACAGCGCGCTCCCCGCCCCCAACAGTAGCGCCCTCACCGGCTCGGCGCGTATCAAAAGCGGGAAACTCTCGGTTCGTGCCGTGATAAAATGTGGTCGGATTAAAGCCAAGGGCCTCAGCCCTTGCCATCCGAGAAGCCTCATCCATGGGAAGCGGCTTGGCAGCCTCACGAGCAGCCTGCAACGCCCGCCGAACCAGCTTCTCTCCGGCCATCTTACTGCTCCGTCAGCGGGGGCTCGTTGCTCTGGAGACGACGCAGCATCTCAGGGTCGAGCATGTTCTGGACGATGGGCAGGCCCATCGGGTTCTTCGCAATGTCCTGCGCCAGACGCACAGCCGCCAGTCGCTCGCGGCTCTCGCGCTCGCGCTCGCGGTTGAGCGATTCAAGCTGGGCCTCCTGCCCCTTGAACGCCATCTCACGCTGACGAAGCTGAAGGTCGGCGATCTTCAGCGGATCGGGCCCTGCGCCCGGCTGACCGCCCATGTCCGCCATGGCCTTCTGCACGTCAGCCTCGGCGCGCATGGTATCGGCGTCCGCCTTCTGCTTCTCGATGGCGAGCTTCGCCTTCGCGTACTCGACCTCGGGCGGATCTTTCTGCTGGAGCGCGCTGGGCGGCACCATGAACTGCTGCGGGTTGCTCCAGCCCATAGCCTGCAACGCCGCGCTGTCGATGGCGATGGGATCGTATAGCGACGGGCTGGCCTGCTGAAGCTGCTTCAGGCCCATGATCTTCATCATGCGCTGCGTCTGGCTCGCCGTGTTCGGGTCCGCCTGCGGGACCAGATCGCAGTCGTTGATGGCCTTGAGGAACGTCTGTTCGTCCCATGGCAGGGACGTTTTCTTGCACCGCTGCCAGAAGCTCTCCGGATGCTCCTTGAAGCACCGCACGAGCAACTTGAACTCCTCGGCCTGCGCAGCGTGCATACGCTTATGAACGCTGTTCATGACCTTGGTCGCCTGATCGATCAGGGCCAGCGTCGTACCAACTGGGGCATCCGCCCGGCCCTCGCCGACTGCCATCTCCGCCGTGCCGCCAATCCGCTGGCCCGTCTCCGCCATGTTGTTGGCAAGGTTCATCAGGGCCGCGCCCGGCTCTTTGTAGGGCAGGGGCATGATGGCCTGATTGATCGGCATCCCGCCAGTCTTCACCAGCGCTCCGCCGCCCGGAGGAACCCGGAAGATGTTTGTGTTTTGCCTGCCGCCCGTGTCGGCCATCAGGAAGCCGGGGAAGTTGGCAAACATGCCCGCGTCCAGCATTTCGCGCCATGCAGCGGTCACCGCGTTGGTGGTGTTTCCGAGGATGTGCAGCAGCCCGATGTCGTAGAACCCGAACCCGGGCACGAAAGTGTACTTGACAAAATCCGTCCGCGCCTCCGGCAACTCGCCGTCCGTCTCATCGTAGTTACGCACGACGGACAGGATCTCGCGCGAGGACACATCGATGGTCACGCGGTACGGGATTTCGAGGCCCGTCTCCTTGCCCTTCCAGCGATGCTCGAAACCACGAATGTTAAGCTCGCAGTAACATTCGTAGATTTCGCGATCCCGGTCGTCGGGGTTGTTCGAGCCTTCGGCAATACCCTGCGCCGCCATCTGGGCGCGCTGCACGGCGTCGAGATTGGCCGCCTTGGGCTGCGACAGGTCCACGTCCCGGTAGACGCCGAGAAGCTGGAGCCGGCGCACCGTGGACGGGCGCAGGTAGGTCCGGTGCGTGATGCGCTTGGCGTTGCGGAGATCGGTCGCGGCGTTGTTGACGATCAGGTCGTCAGCATCGACCGTCTCGCTTACCGGGCGATTGCGCAGGGGGCAGAAGTAGACCTTCTTGAACGCCGTCCCGCCGAATCCGAGCATCAGGAGCATCCGGTCGGTGTCCGGGTAATACTCGCTCGCCACGTCCGTGAGGTAATGGTTCAAATCGCGCTCAAGGGCGCGGGCAAGCTGGTCCTGCGACAGATCGGCGTTGTTGTTGTCGTTGCGGATCTTCACCGGCCCATCGGTGGGCAGAAGCTCGCTCCGGGCGTTGGCCTGAAACCGCAGCACCGCCTCCAGCAGCAGCGGATGGCGCACCTTGCTCATGCCCTCTACGGGCGCGCCGTCCGCGCTGCCCTGAAGGCCCGGGATCTCGATCTTCAGGCCCAGCAGGTTGATGCCCTGCGCCCGGTCGTCAATCCACTCTTGGCGGCTCTGGATGTCGTCGCTGATACCACGCATCAATTCATCGGCGATCCGGTAAAGCTCGCCCTGATCGATGTCATCGACAAGGTTGTCGAACCAGCCGGCGGGACCACGCTCGCCCGGGCCGTCAATCGGCCGCCCGTCAAGACTGACCGTGACCGAGCCGTCCGCGTGCTCGATCTTGAGGATGTTGCCCTTGGCATCCATGTCGGGCACGTCTTCGCCCGCCTCGATGATAACCTCCGGAAAGTCGGGCTCCGGCGGTCCGGGCAGGCGGATGTTGGGGTTAACAAGACCGGCCATCTTCACGCCTTCTCAGCAAGTAATTGCTCGATGTCCTCAACAAAGCGCCGAAGACCCTCCTGCGCCGCCATAGTATCAGACTTGGCCTGTATGGTATAGGCTCGAACATAGTCGTGCGGCGGCTCGCCGAAGACTTCGACCCGGAACACCCCAAGACTAAACGGCGTCGGCTGCCGGTCCACATCAACTGTGGCGCGGCAAAGTATTTTCTGGCTCATACCCCACCTCTACAGCAAAGGTTAGACCGGATACAGCGGAGCCGGCGGCCCGCTCCGGTGCATAAGCTCGTTCTCGATCTCGGCCGAGCGTTCGGACGAGCGGGACAGCAAGCCCATTTCCCTGAGCTTACGTAAAGCCATGCTGACAGTATCCACAAGGTCATCGTGCTTGCCCTTGGGAAATACTTCGCACTGACGAATGACTGTATCGGCCCACGAGCGGTCCGGGGCGTACACCATGCCTTCAGAGAACAGGTGCTGGACGCTGTACAGGCGCGCCAGCTTGTCCACAGAGCCCGGGTTGACCAACTGGACGCCCCAGTCCTCGTTTCCGTACAGCCGGCGTAGCTCCTGCGCCACGCTGAGGCCCGCCGCCTTGGATTCGACCAACAGCGTATCCACGCGCATCCGCTGGCAGGTGTTGGCGACCTTCTCGACCAACTCGGCCAACTCGATCCGTTCCTGCCACGCCGCCATAAGCATGACCCGGGGCGCGCCCTGCGCGTAGACGCGCTCGACATCAGAGATCCCGTCCCCGTCCCGCCGGGCGATCTTGTTCGCGAGGGCCACGGACGTATCGGACGAGAAAACGCCCCAGACGGTCAGGGCGCTGAAGTCGTTCTCCTGCTTGGTCGTGTAGGCGGTGTCGAGGCTCGCCACTACGTAATCCATCGGCGGGTAGGCGTCCGCGTCCCACGTTTGCCACCAATCCGCCTTGATGACGCCACCACCGCGAGGCGTCGGTTGCTGCTGGAACTGGCCGGCGGTCGCGTACGGCCCCATGACGCGCTCATCGCGGTCCACCACGTCTTCGGGGAACCGGGCCGGGAACAGAAGCTCGCCCTCCACCGTGCGCGGATCTTCCACGCCCAGCTTCGTCACGCAATGCCGGGTCGCGTCGTAGCGCATGGGCAGCATGATGTGATCGTAGCCCAGCCCCTTGTCGAGGATTACGCCGCTTACGTCCTCCTCATGCAGGCGCTGCATGATGACGACGATTGCCGACTTGCGTGGATTGTTCAGGCGCGTCGGGACGGCTTCGAGGAACCAGTCCACGGTCGAGCGCCGCATGGCGTCGCTGTTCGCGCCCTCGACGGAGTGCGGATCGTCGATGACTACCCGGTCGCCGCGTGCGCCGGTGATGGAGCCGGCGGCTGCGGCCTGCCTGAATCCTGTTGCCGTGTTCTCGAACTTGGTCTTCTGGTTCTGGTCGCCCGTCAGCGTGACGCGATCTCCCCACCTCTCCTGATACCAGTCAGACGTGATAAGGCGGCGCATCCGCAGCCCGTCGCGAACCGCCAGATCCTGTGAGTGAGACGCGCAGACGTAGCGCAGATGCGCCATGTTGCACGGTCCCCACTCCCACGCCGGCCAGAAGACGTTCGTGACAAGAGACTTCATCGTCCCGGGCGGAACGTTCACCAGCAGACGGTTGTACGGCATCCCGTCGTCAAGCTCATCACCGAGCGTGATCGCTTCGAGGTGCTCACAGATAAAGTCTATGTGCCAGCCGTGCAGATACTCCGCGCCGGGCTCGATGATGTGCCACGACTGCCGAATAAATTCGGCCAGCGACTCTTCGCACTCCGCCTTGGAGATTGCGAGTAGCTGGCCGTCAACGTCGATGAGTTGGCCTTGGAAGCTAAGGATCATTTCGCCAACTTGTGCGCCCTGCACGGAACATGGGAAATGGCGAGATACTTCTCGCCAGTGATTGCATCGACCCAGCACGTCAGGCGCATCGCCTTACGATGGCGCAGCGACTGCGTGTAGACGAGATCGCCGTCTGGCTCCTCGTAACAGTAGCCGTTTGCGTCATCCATTTCTGGACGACGCAGCCAGCCGTACTGCCAGTGCTAGCCGGTGCTGACGGCGACGTCGCTCAATGAACGACCTCCTCTTCCTTCGGCAACTCGACACCGCACTTCTCGGCGATGTCGGCCGGGTCAATTCCGGAAACGAACTCGATGGTATCGAGGGCGAAGTCATCGCCGTTTTCCATGCCCTGAGCGATCTCCTTGAGCGCCGTAAACATGACGGCTGCCCGCAGGCTCAGGACCATCATGAAGATTGCGTTCTGCTGCCTCTCCGGCTCGCTCATCTCGCGCGAAAGCTGCTTGAACACCTCGACCACATCGCCCTGCAATTCTGCTTTCATGCCCCTTACTCCTCATTCAGTCTTGCTCTGACCGCCGCCGGCGGCTTCGGGTTCTTCTCGAAATATTTGCACGCATACGCATCATGCGGGACGCCATCGCCCTTCTTGCCGCCACTCATTCGGATGTACTTCGAGCAAAGTCGCGGCGCGAGATGGCCCCATCGATCTCGCCTGAACTTCTTCGTCCAGCCCCAAAAGACGCACTCGCGGCACGTCACACCCTCCGGTCCAGTCATGGCCCAGAAAGCCATTCCGGGAACGGTCGCGGACTGCTTGAGGGCCATGTCCTCGCCTTGGGGCTTGGTCAAAGGAAGCATTTGAGTTATCCCTTCTTCCCCTTCGCCGCCAGCAAAGCTGCCTTCAGCGACTCTCGCAAATCAGGAGAGAGCGAACTCGCGTCGATGACGGTTGCTTTGGTTTCAATCGGCCCGCCATCCGCGCCGGTGACTTCCGTTCGCGTGCGGTCGCCGTAAATACGAGGGGCTATTTTCATAGCCCGCCACTGCTTCGTAGAGACCTGCAACTTGATCTGATCGATGTTTTCCTTGTTCGCCTTCGCGGCCAAAGTTTCGATCTCATCGACCAAGTAGTCGGCCAAGGCCTCGCGCGCACGCGCGCACCGTGCGTAAAATTCCGGATGCTTGTCAAACCACGCATACACCGTCACGCGGGGCGGCATCGCCGGATCTCGGCATATTTGCGTGAGATTCTCGCCCTCGATCATCCTGTTGACAATCTTGGTCGCGATCTCCTCGTTGTACGTCGAGGGCCGCCCCGCCTTAGCCATCTTACTCGCCTCTCCACTTCAAAATTCGGTTGCCGGCCGACTTGACGACCATGGACATGCCCAGCCCGAGGACAATCGCAAGAATGGCGGGCCACGCGATGGTGTCGAACGCGACCCAATCATCGTCCCGATAGCCGCCCTCAATCACGTAATTGAGAGTGGCTACGCACAAGCCGATGAGCAAGTAGGCGAACAAGCCGATAGCGATCCACAGAAGCCACCACATCACTTCGCCCCCACGCGCTGGAGAGCCGCCTGACCCAAAGGCAAATCCGCAAGCATCCCGAGCGCGCTCATGTAGGTGGCGATGAGCGCCTGCTCCTCTGCCCGCTTGTCGTTGTCCTGCTTACGCATGGCGATGATCTTCCGGATGATCTTGGGATCGAACCCGTTGCCCTTAGCCTCGGCGTAGATCTCCTTGATGTCTTCGGCGATCCCCGCCTTCTCCTCCTCAAGCCTCTCGATCCTCTGCACAATCGTCTGCAACTGATTGTTATTGATACTCATCCCCGGTCTCCCCTTGATAACCAGCGTCAACAGCGTAGCAAATTCTCGGGAAAAGACAAATTGTCCTCGACACCCTGTTGACAGGCGAAAAGTTTTCGCCCTATACTCTGACCATCGAAACGCACATAGATGGAGATTGACATGGCTCAGCAAGTCCGCACCCGCACCATCAAGATCAGCACCGTTATGCGCTCCGCCGCTTTCGTTCGCGGCTTCAAAGAGATCCAGAAGGGGATACCGATGGATTACGACGCCTTCAGCGAGGCGCGAGACATCCCCAATCGCTGGAACTACGAGCGCGGCCGTCAATTCGGGTTCGTCTACCGCAACGCCATCAAAGACGGCGCAAAGGTCCGCTACGACGCCGTGCGGGAGTACGCCTTCGCGATGGAGAAAAACTGGGTCCGCTGATGCGGACCCTATTTACACCCGAAAAGTTTTCGCCTATAAACGACCTGTAACCGAATGGAGCTTAGACATGTTCAATCCCGACGCCATCGACCCCGTGCTCGCCCCCTGCGTTTTCCCGGTCGAGGAGCTTGACCTCGATGAAGTCCTCGCCGGCGTCATGTTCAACGGCGAGCTTCAGATTGAGATCGACGCCATCGACGAAGGTGACTGGTACATCGAGTATGTCACCGCCACCAACGCCAAGGGCGAGACGCAGAGCTACCTTCCCGGCCACCCGATTTTCGATGCCGTTTCCAAGGTGGTCATGGCGGACGCCCGCCTTTGCGACCTGATCTACGACTCCTGCGTCGAGCACGCGGAGTGGTGATGCCAATCCTCCTCACCACCCACATCAAGGCCCTCCGCGAGCGGATCGCGGAGGCCGAATGGCAGGACGAACCGGCCGACGCCCTGCGCCTGCAATTGTCCCTTGCGCTGGCCGCGCACGAACGAGGAGAAGTCTGGCATGTCCCATTTTGAACAAGACAAAGAGTTTATCGTCGGCGTTCTCAAGGGCAACAGATGCGAGACCATCATTGTCAGCTCGTCCAGCACGAAACGCTCGATTCGCGTTGTTTCTGTTCTGAGAGACGATAAGCAGATACTTTCGTATTACGAAGTTCTGTTCCCAAACGAGATTCCGCTTCAGTTTATCACGCTGAATGAGGCCGTCTCTTGCTACGTCGAGCGCGAAGCTCCTAATGCGCCATAGGGGAACCTACAGCGACCCCACCACCATCGCCTACGTGTGCCGGGGATGCGAAGATACGGTCGCGTCCCCCATCTCGTTTGCGTGCCAATGGCATGTCGTCGCCACCAACTGGAAGGGGCGGCAGATCCTCCTGACCGAAACCCGGAAGGGCGACATCCTCTGCCCGAAATGCGGCGCAAGGAACAATCAGGCCTACCCGCGAAAGACGACGGATTTATTCTGGCATGACCACAACTGACTGAGGATCGTGATGAAGGAAGCACTCGACCGCTACCGCCAAGGTCTGATTGATCGCGGCTACGACGAAAAAACTGCCGAAGCCATGGCGGTACGCCTTCGCTACTTTTGGGTAATGCGCGCTCGCGATGGAGGTATGACGTTCGTAAGTATCGGAAAGAAAATGGGCATCTCCACCAGTCGGGCACGGGATATATATTACATGGCGCGGCGAAGAATGTGGGGCAGGTACAAAACCGATCTGGATCGGTACTGCGAAGAAGCCCCATTCCAGAGCCGGGAAGAGATTGCGCAGGCCAAGAGATTTTTCTACGGACCGCGTTGACACACGAAAACTTTTCGCCTATAAACACCCTGTCACCACGACGCACCAATGGAGCTTAGATATGACCAACGTCTCCCTCGCCGACCGCTACGCCGCCCTCAAGGCCGAAGTTGACGCCCTGACCAAGGAACTCGACAAGGTGAAGGCCGAGATCAAAGCCACCGGCCTTGAGACCATCGAGGGCGACATGGCCATCGTCACGGTCGGCCTGTCCGAGCGTTCCTCGCTCGACACCAAGGCGGTCAAGGATCTTTTGACGCCTGACCAGATCGCCGCCTGCACCCGCGTCACGCTGGTCGAGACGCTGCGCGTCAAGCCGAAGGTCAACGTCACCATCATCGTCGCCTAACATCACGGGGCTCTTCGGAGCCCCTTCTACTTTCGGAGGATTCCATGGCTGCCAGCATCCACATCTCCGGCCACCATCGTGAATACAGCTATCACATCCGCCACACCGACGGCCAAGAACGAGCCGACGTGGACATCTTCTCGAACGACGGCCAAAACTACTCGTTCGAGCTTGCCGTCATCAACCGAAACCCCAAGACCCTCCCGGACGCCCTTCGCGAGACCGTGCGCTGCTGGATCGACGGAATCTTCAACCGTCTGGAGGCCGCGCAGTGATCGTCCCGACCCGCTCCGGCTTCCGCGCCCGCATCCTCGCCACCGACCTGAAAGGCGCTCTGCCAATCCTCGCAGTCATCGAGGTAAGCGACAAAATCGAAGTCGCGGTCCAAACCACCGCCACCGGCCACCGGTGGGGCAAGGGGGTTGAAGACCCCAACGACCTGCTCCTCCCGAAGCCGCTGGCCGAAATCTCCCCCGACCAGCTATCCAAGTAACCCCCAACCCCCAAAACGCCGCCAGCGACCTTCCTACGGCCTCTGGCGGCCATTTTAATCGGAGACCACCCGTGAACCCCGAAGACTTCGTTGCCGCCCTCACCCGCCACGGCCTGTTCCAATCCGACATGGCCCAGATCTGCGGCGTGACCACCCGGACCATCCAGAACTGGGCGAGCGGGCGAAAGAAGGTTCCCCAATCCGTCGCCCTGCTCTTGATGGCCCTAGACGAGGGCGCTCTGTCCCTCAGTTGGATCGCCAAGCGCATCACTCGGGCGTGACAACGCCTCCTCAAGGACATCCTTGACCCTGCCAAAGAGCCAAGGATTATTTTCCTTCATGATGAAGCAGTCGCGCGCCTTGGTCATTCCCTCTGGCCCGCACGCAACCCAATAGTTTGCCTTATGCTTAACCCTACTGGTCGCCACCACCTTAGCGTTGGCGTAACCGTTGGTGGCAATATCTACGCGCCTTACCCAGACTTGCCAAACCACCCCGTTCGGATCTTCGATCTCGCTTTCGAGTGACCACAAACTATTGTCTGGCTTATGCCCTGAGAACCGTCTAACCATCTTTTATTGCTCCGCTTTAGTAATCCTTCTTCGGACCGCCCCGCTGCCTCCCCCGGACTCGGCCCGGACCAGACCGGACCAATCCCCCTAAAGGGATTAGGTCACGTCCCCGGTCCGTCCGGTCCGGTCCGGGTCCGGTCCGGGGGAATGCAGCCCAGCCCCCTCCTCGGACTGTCCGGACCGGACCGGACTAGTCCGGATTGGTCCGGAACTATTTTCGCGTTTCATGCGCATGGCCGAAGCATGAGCTTCAGCAATAACAACCCAGCCATGCTCAAGCGGCTTGATGATCTCCGCCGCCAACAGAGAGCCGATCAATTCGTTCGGCAGTTTCGGCTTCAAGACCTTCTCAATCATGGGCTCCGTAACCCCATTCTGACGCAGTTTGAGCTTGAGCCCGGCCCTGCTTAGGTACGGCATTTCATCACGCATTTCCGCCCCAGCGCTCCACCATGCAGCCTCGAATAATTTCCTATTCGCCTCAAACTTGCTGTCAGTCTTGGCCCGGGGCGGGGGTCCGGGCACGAACGCCACGACCGCACTTGAGACCTGTTCGCCGTCCTCATCCAGCCAGCCGGGGATCTCGACCGGCTCCAATTCGCAATGCACCGGCTCCGGCTCCTCGCCGTCCTTGATCTTCTTGGGCTCGACCTTGATCGGACCGTCCTTGTCTGGCTGCGTGACGCTGACCTCGATGTCGAGCGCGCCCCGCCACGCCGATGAGCCGCGCGCCCGGTGCTGGGCATCGTCGCTAACCCCCGTGTGATGCACCAGCAGCACCGAACAGCCGAACTCCTGCTTTAGCCGGTCGCAGGCGTCGATCATCGTCTTCGCGTCCTGCGCGCTGTTCTCGTCTCCAGACAAGAACCGATGCAGCGTGTCCACGACGACAATCGCGGGAACCTCCGGCAGCGCCCTGATCGCGTCCGCCGCCCTCTGATACCCCTGCGCCGTGTTTAGGTCACAGCCGTGCTTGCTGACCCACATCCGCATTCGTTCGGGCCTGTGCCGCTCGCGCCACGCCGCAATTCGCCCCCGCAGGCCGTAGTGGCCCTCGCCGGCAAGGTAGACGACAGTCCCCGCCTTGACCTTGTGTCCCGCCCAGTCCGCCATGCCCGAGGCCATGCGCAGGCACATATCCATTACGACAAACGTCTTGCCCACGCCCGAAGGCCCGTGAACCATCATCAGCGCCTGCGACTGGAACCAGCGTTTGACCAGCCACGAGATCGGGGCCGGCACCTCGCAGAGTGATTCGGCCGTCACCAGCCAGTCGTCGGCCTGCGGCATCAGCAGCGCCGCCAGATCGTGCCCGGCCTGCACGTAGTCATTCGCATCGCCCGGCTCCGGGGGCATGACCACGCGCGCCCCGTGCTTCGCCGACGCCTGATCCGCATACTTCTGGCCCGTGCCAGACTTATCGTTGTCCGCCACAATGACGAGATCCTGCGTTGCGCCGTACACCTCCCGAATCGCGCCCGTCACCGGGACAAGGTTCGAGGCGCTGTAAGCCACGATGCAGGGGCGGCCCGTGACTTCATGGATCGTCGCGGCCGTCGCGAAGCCCTCGGCAATGTAGAGAACCCCGGGCGAATCACTGACGCCGACCTGCCAGAACTTGCCGCCGGTCGCCCCGCCCGGGTGGTAGAGCTTGCCGCCGTCGTGGGCGATGTATTGCAAACTGCTGAGGCTGCCGTCTGCGCCGTAAAGCGGGACAACAAGCCGCCCGTCGCCAGTCAGGCGCGCCCCGTGGGGCTGGATACCCTTTCGCGCCAGATAGGGATGGTCGGCGGTTGCCGGATAAGCGTTGGCCCATATTTCCTCAACCGTGCTGGCGGCAACCTCGCGGCTTCGGGCAAGTTCAGCGTCCCGGGTCGCCTTGGCCTCCGCCAGACGCCGCGCGTGCGCCATCTCCTCGACAGGCGTCAGAGTTCGGCCGACATCCGCCCGCCAGTTGCACTCGACACCAGACCGCCAGCAGCCGAACTTGCCCGCCGGCACACCGTCCGGGAAGAGCACGTACCAGCCGGTTTTGTCGCCGTGACCACCCTGCCCTTTTGTCCCCGACCGAAATCGATGAAGTCGTCCATCGAAGAGAATCGGGTGGGGCGGGCTAAGACCGGCCGCGCGCATCGCATCCGCCACCTGATGCTCAAGGGGCGCAGCCTCAACCTTCGCCCCCAGCGTAATAGGCGTAATCTCAGCCATCGAGGCGAACCCCCTTAATTTTCAGATAGTCCAGCACTTTTCTAACAGTTTCGTAATTAGCGCCGCCGCCGCTTACGATCCTGTAAAGCGTATTCGGATGCACGCCGGCCCCGCGCGCAACCTCGCGCAGGTTCATCAGGGACAGAACCCCCCTCAGCTTATCCAAAGGCATATCTTGCGCCTCCACATTTTATTTCAGTTTTAGCCTACGAAGATGTGTTGACCCTGCCCCAACTTTCGGTATAAATCAACCCATCCCCGGACCGGATAGGCCGACGCGGGGATGGAGCACAAAATGACAGCATCAGACATGTTTGTCCTCTTCGGGCCGCTTTGCCTTGGGGCTCTTGCGCTTGCGATTGCGTTTGAAATCGCGCGTCTAAAGGGAGTTAAATGATGGCAATCACACTACAGCGCACGGGCAGCCTTGCGACTAAAGGCGTAAAGCTGCTTGTTTACGGGCAGGCCGGCGCGGGCAAGACAAGCCTCGTCCGCACGCTTCCCAATCCCATCGTCATCTCGGCCGAGGGTGGTCTGCTGTCGATTCAGGACGCCGACATTCCGTTCATCGAGATCAAGACGATGGACGATCTGCGCGAGGCGTATTCGTTCATCAACTCTGAGCATGGCTCCGAGTTCGAGAGCGTCGCCATCGACAGCATTTCCGAGATCGCCGAGGTGGTCCTGAACGCCGAGAAGAAGGTGGCGAAAGATCCGCGTCAGGCCTACGGGGCCATGCAGGAGCAGATGGGAGACCTGATCCGCGCCTTCCGCGACCTGCCCGGCAAGCACGTCTACATGAGCGCGAAGCTGGAAAAGTCTCAGGATGAGATGGGCCGTATGCTCTACGCGCCATCCATGCCCGGCAACAAAGTGGGCCAGTCTCTCCCCTACTTCTTCGATGAGGTTCTCGCTCTTCGCGTGGAGAAGGACGCCGAGGGCAATACCCAGCGAGCCCTGATGTGCGACAGCGACGGGCTGTGGCAAGCCAAAGACCGCAGCGGCCGCCTGTCTGCGTGGGAGGCTCCGGATCTCGGCGCGATCATCGACAAGATCGGGGGGCGGTGATGATTATCTCCAGATCTGCCGCCGAGACGATTGCCCACATCGCTTGCCGCGAGGCGCACGCCAAGGACCGCGAGCAGGAGGCCCTTCGCGAGCATGAGCTTGCAGTGGAGTGCTGGGTTCATGTGTTCCCGCAAGCCGTACGGGAAGCCGTACTCGGCTTGCCGGAAGGCTGGTTCCGCCTCGATGAATGCCTGCGGTTCAACGCCGGCGGCTGGACGGTCCTTTTGAGCCACAACAAGGGCCTGCCGGTTCCGTATCGGTCAGGGTGCGGGATTCTCGGTTCGCTGACCGGGGAACTTGCCGACCGGGCGCGCGCCTTCGTAACTGAGCGGGACAACAAGAAGGCCGAGCGAGCGAAGGCGTTCCGTGATCTGATGGCCGCGATCCTCGCCGCGCGGACGTACAAGCAACTCGCCGTCGCGTGGCCGGAGGGGCTCCCGTACTTCGAGGACTATCTGCCCAAGAAGAAGGGCCAGCCCTCGACTGCCCTCGCCATCCCGTTCGCGAAGATCAACGAAGTGCTGGGCCTGCCGGCAAAGGAGACTGTTGATGACGCGCGATGAGATGTGCCGCCTGTGGATCGAGGCGAAGGAGGCGGAGCGCATCGCCATCGAGGCGAGGCGCAAGATTGAGGATGATCTGGCGCAGGCTCTCAACCTGCGTCCGGATCTCGACGGGACCGCGCACGCCGACGCTCCCGGATTTGAGATCAAGGTGGTCGGCCGGCTCAATCGCAAGATTGATGCTGACCTGCTTCAAGAGTTGGCAATCGAGAACGGAGTTTATGAGCACCTGAGCAACCTCTTTCGCTGGAAGCCGGAGATCAACGCCAAGGCGTGGAATGCGGCTGATCCATCAATCACGGACCCCCTGAAGGGCGCGATCACCACGACGCCCGGACGGCCTTCCTTCACCATCACTCACAAGGAGTAATACGCATGGCTAACCTCGGAACCTCGTTTCTGACTGAAGACCTTCCCTCTGGCGGCAGCTACGAGGCGCTGCCGGCTGGCTGGTACACGGCCACCATCAACGATGTGCAAGTGAAGCAGACCAAGAGCGGCACCGGCCGGTACATGGCTATCCGCTACGACATCACCGGCCCGACGCATCAGGGGCGTGTCGTCTACTCGAACATCAACTTCGAGAACGCCAACCCGAAGGCCGAGGAGATCGGCAGGCAGCAGTTGCGCAGCCTTATGGAGGCGATTGGTCTCGCGCGGCTGACCGACAGCGATCAGCTTATCGGCGGCAACGTGAAAATTAAGCTGAAGGTCGAGAAGGACGAGCAGTACGGCGACAAGAATCAGGTCAACGGCTTTGCGTCCTCCGGCGCTGTCGGGGCCGCCCCGAAGGCTCCGCAGCCGTCTGCGCCGGCGAGCAAGTCGCCTTCCGCTCCGCCGTGGGCTCGTTGATAGGGAGATGCGTCACATGATTACCGAAAAGCGCAAGCCGGGTCGCCCCAAGAAGGTCACTCCGCCCACCCGCTTCATTCCCATCGGTATTCCCGCCGAGTGCAAGGCGGACCTTGAGGAGATCCGCGACGAACTCGCCAATCGGTTCGGCTTCTCCGTCTCTCTTGGGGACGCCATCCGGTATCTGGTCCGCTACCACAACGGACCGGCTGCCCGCTGACAACAACTGGCTGCGCGAGAAATCGCGCAGCTTACCCAAAGGGGGAAAGAATGACAGACGACAGAGACATCACCGAACGCCTCGAAGACACCCGCTACGACGGCGCTATTTACATGCGCATCGAGGCCGCGAAAGAGATCAGGCGGCTGCGTGAATACAGCAGCAAGCAGGCCCTCGACATCGTGACACTGGGGCAAGAGGTGGGTAGGCTGCGAGAGGCGTTGGAAGGCATTATGCAGTGGCACAACAGGTTGGCCCTT